CGTTATCAACTCTTTGTAATAAGCCTGGAAGGTTCTCAGGTGAGCTGGCTTCAGGGCAAAGCCCATGTTGTGAGCAGATGCTGGCCTTTCTGTGCCAGCATCTGTGCCAGCAGGCTTGCCCTTGAGCTTGGCAAGCCTGCTGGCGATGGGCTCTTGCCGGGCACGGATGGCCCGGATGAGCTTGGTTTGGGGACTCACGCCCGCGCCCACTTTTGGTGACGGCGCCGCTGCTGGGCCAGGTGCTGGGCCGTGGCGGGGTCCATTGGGCGGGAGAGCTTCCGGCCGGCGAAGGCCAGAAGCTGTCTGCGCTTGTCGGCGCTCACCAGGTCCTCAATGGCCCTGGTCGGACGGGGGAGGCGTGAGGTGTGCGTGTTGGTGACGCTCTTGAGTAAATTGTTTGCTGCGTTCATACTACCTCCTATTTCTTGATGCGGGCCAATGCCGCTTTGATTTGATTGACGAAACGGTCGTACTCGCGCTTGGTGAAGTGGGGCTTGGTATCACCCCACACGAACAGGTAGTGGTGGGCCACGACTTCCCAAGGCTGGATGCTACTACGGCCTGTGGGCGCTGTGGCGAATACGCGCAGGCTGAGCCCGGCATCTAGAAAGACTTTCAGTGTGGGGCCGTCCCACACGGTGAAGTGTGCCCCGTGCTCCACCTGGTGGGTCATGGCCACGATCTCATTTGCTTTGCTCATGATGCGTTCGTAGATGGTCACTGTTGCCTCCTTTCGTGACCTTGTGGCGGGGGTCTCATGCTCTGCCGCTGCCTGATACTCGGTGCGGCTTGGTGCATGGGCTGTGGTGAGCCATGAGAGGCCCCCTTTCTCCTGACACCGTAGCCAGGCCCTTGGCCCCCAGCCGGCTAAGACTGGGAGACAAGAGTTTGGCGCTTAGTGTTAGTGCCTGACGTCGCTTACCCAAACGAAGCCCGGCCTGACGTGCAGTGTGGGAAAGATGCTCTGAAGCACCTTCTCCACCTCCCCGGCGGGGTTCTTGTCGCGCACCCGGTTCTCAATGTCCGCCTTGAGGCGGACCATCGCAAACCGGTCGGCCCTGCGAACAGTGCGCGTGAAGGTCCGCGCGCCGACCCGGAACTCAATGACCCTGGCGCGGATCATCTCAGCCGCTTCTTGCTTCAGCTCAGTGATCATCTCAACTGGATTCACTTCAACCTCCTCGGTGGGTGCGCTGACGGGCACATCCTCCGTGCCCACTATCGGATAATGCTGCCCCGGGGCGGGCGAGATGTCCTCGTGGAGGCCAGGGACCCCCACATGATCGTTCTCGGCCTCAACAAAGAGAGGATATGGCGGCCTCTCTAGGTGAAGCATATACAACAACCTCTCTATCACTTGGCCGACTTGCTCTAACATTTCTGTCTCCTTTCGAGACTAGGCCCTCTCGGGCCGGCGAATAAACAAGTGCCCCGCCAGCGTGTGACGGCTGACGGGGCGATGGAACTAGCTGACTTTGGGCTCTCCCTTGTAGGAGCGCCCGTAGTCGGGCCGGTAGGACGGCCCTTTCCATGCGGCGGGGTCGCGGAGGCTGTGCCCCACAGCCCGGTAGCCAGGCTCATTGAGCTTGGCCCACAGAGCTACGAAGGCGGCCCTGCCATCAACGGCCACGCTCCCAATTACATCGTCTCTTATGATCTTCTTCGCCATGATTGTTTCCTCCTTTCATGGCTTGGGTTGAATAAACACAAACCAGCCCCCACCACAGCAGGGCGACTCAGCGCCGAAGTGGTGGGGGCTAGGTCCGAGACTATTCAGTTGTGTTCTACCTATCTTGATGCCCTTGATTGTTAGCGTCATTTCTTTCTTATCCTTTCTCTGCTGAGGGGCCCACCCATGACATGGGTATTGGGCCGACGAATAAACAAGTGCCCCGCCTGCGTGTGACGGCTGACGGGGCGATGGAACCTACTCCTCTTTGGGCGCTCCCTTGTAGGAGCGCCCAAAGTCGGGCCTATGTGATGGACCCCGCCATGCGGCGGGGTCCCTCATGGAGTGGCTGATAACCTTTACCACCAACCTTTCCTCTGCGCCCGGTATGGGCGCGAGGAAGATAAGGTTTATGTATTGTCGGTCGGCATAGCCTATCGTTGTGTCCGTGTGCACCTTTGCCATTGGATAAAACCTCCTTATGGCGTGTAGTGGTACATGGATAAGCAGCAGACAGCCCTACACTGTTGATCAGACAGCGAGCGACAACCTTACTAGCAAGGGGCATGGGGTAGCGCTACCTACGCCATGCAATGGCTTGCTTTCGGAATTGTGGCTGGTATCTGGGTATGACGGCCCAGACACAAGGGCTTTGCTACTATAACTAACATGTGGGCTAGGAGAGAATCGAACTCTCCCATCCGGCACCAGCCTTGCCCTCGATGCGGTAGCCCGCAAGCCCCACAACTATGGCATGTGGCGCCTTCAAGCCCCTACTGATAGCGCACCACAGATGCGCCACCAGCAGAGGCGGCTTCGCGCAGCAACTCCTCACCGACTTCCAAGACGTCGGTGAGAGCGCTGCTGCGCCGTCTCCCAACCAGCACCACCTGGGACAAGGTGCTGTCCCAAGCAATGCGGACGGGAAGGCGAGTGCGAGAGAGTTCTCTGGCTGCGTCGTCGGCCAGCAGGGTCTTGCCCTGCAAGACCTTCAACGCGCCAAAGAACCGTGTCTCCCTTGCTCTTGCAACTTGTGCTAACATGACTCCTCCTCTCTTGAATCTGTGAACCGCACAGGTACGGATAGCAGGTTGAGCGCCTGCACCCACGCAAGCGTGGACGTGCAATCGGGCTTTCACCGATCCTCTCCTTACATGCGGAGAGGGGCCTTGCCCTGCTAGGCTATGACACGGGTGCTTTTGCGCTATCGTGCTTTCGCACAAAAGCGCCCAGCTTGAAGCCCATCCCCTCCGCCATGACGCGGGCGGCGGAGAGACGACACTTATCTTCCTCCGTGTATCCGTCAGGGCACACGAAGAAGGAGACGAAGCCCAAGCGAGCCATGCTCCGTATGTGTTCCCACATAATGCGCTTGGAGTACGCTTCGTCACTCCGTGTACGCCAGTACTCCCTGGCGTACTGAGCATCTTTCGTTGTCATCGTACAGTCTCCTTTCGAGACGTGAGTACCCCCCACCACACAGGCGGGTAGGGGGCGTATGTTCACTTTCAGATCTACTACTACTATGATATCACCACCACACACACCAGGGTTTTCCCCCCTTGACAACTTGCACAAGGTTGTGTATAATGGGTAAGTGGTCAAGCCAGGCCGTTGAGAACAGCGGCATTGTCTGGAATGGAAACACGAGTACGGAGCCATCGGGCAATCGGTAACGGGTGTGTGCTCCGGAACCTAGGCTGAGGTTGGATAAAGTGAGGCACACCGACCACAAAAAGGCTGCGGCGGCGTGGCAGCGCCGGGTTGGGGACTGGTTGGGCGAGTACCGCCAGTCGTGTGGAGAGACTGACAAAATTGCCTAGAGCCAGGTGGGGAATCTGGCCCGCAGCCTTGTTTGGAAGTGGGGAGTAGGAGATGGATCTCAATGAGCCTATCAACCTGTTCGCATTGGGTGTGGGGATCATCCTCACCTTGCTGCTGGTGGTGGGGTGTTTGCTGGCACTGCCAACAGTGTACGTCATGCTGTTGCGGGGAGGATATCTGTGACCGATGACCAGAAGAAAGTAGCCGAGCTGTACGAGGAATTGGGGGAGAAATACCCACTGCCTAGCGTGATGGATGCCTGGGTATTTCTTGTTACTGAGGTAGGGGAGGTGGCCAGCGACCTGATGCGGCTAGGGTTTGGGGGACGGGAGGACTATGCCAGGAGCCATGAGAAGGATGTGTCGCAGGAGGAATTGCTGGCGGAGATCGGGCAAGTGTACCAGATGCTCATCGTGCTTGCCAACAACCTAAAGGCTGACTTGAGCGAGTATCTTGAGGTGGTGCTTGGGCGGCTGTACGAGAAGCACGGTTAGGGGGTGAGAGAACAGATGGCGACGAAGGGAAAGCCGAAGAAGGATGGATCAGGGAAGGGCAAGCGCAAGAATCGTGGTCGGGGTGGGTGCAAGAAGACGGGAAAGAGGCCGCGCCGGTCTTCTTAGTCAAGTCGTAGTAGAGCGACCTTGCAAGGTCGGGTGACATAAGGAGGAGGCAAAAGAGTGGTAAAATGTGATGTTATAGGCTGTTGTCTTCCTGCTCAGTGGGCAGTGCCTATTAGCAGGCATCTTTGTGACCGTCATTTTGAGTATGTTTGGCCCAGGTTGCGCGGCGAATTTCTTTTAGCCGCAAAGCGGGTTGGTCAAGAGAAGCTCGTAGAGCTCTTTGGCGATGATGACCGCGACCTGAGCGACATACCAGAGAGCGCCATCGTCACTTTGCAGAGCCTAGGGTAATGACATAAGAAGGAGTAGGGTAGGGGATGGAGAAGGAGTTTGTAGCAGGGCTCGTGTTGGGGGTTCTACTGGGTTTCCTGGTAGCCCTTGTGTCCGCTCTGGCGTGGGACGATATGCTGGTCAGCCTTGTAGCCTGGGGAATGGTCACAGCCGCAGGCGCGCTCTTGGGGCTGGTTTGGGGTTGGGGAAAGCCGTAGCAGGGCTTTTTATTTGCCTATAAGAGTTGGTATAAGACAATTTATACCAAGTAAAAAGGTTGGGCCTGAGCAGGGGGGCTCCTCTCCCCTACTTGACAACTGTTACTCAACGTGGTACAATGGGGCCAACCAATTGTATCCTTACCCAAGAGGCCAGTCGCTCCAATTCTCCACAGCCAGTTTCATTGCGAACCAAGGGGCGTTCCTGGCCCTTTTCTATTTCAGGAGGAGTTTTATGTCTATTGCAGCCGTGCTTTCTGGCACGCTGACTGTTTTGGAAGACGGGGTCACTCTCGTCACCAAGATCATCTCAGAGACCAGTGTGGCACTTGCCGACGTCACACGCCGCCTGCGCGTGTCCGTTGCCGCTGGAGCGACAGAGACCATCGAGCTTCCAGCAACCAATGGGCGCGTCCTGGCGGTGTTTTTGCGTTCAGGGACGGCAACGCTGCAAGTTGGTGACGCCTCTGACATTCCTCTGCACAGCCATCTTATCATGGAGTCTACTGGCTTCACAAGCCTATCTGTTACCGCCTCAGCCGACGCTGAGGTGGAAGTTTTGGTTGGAGGGACGGATTGATGTGGATTGTAGTTAGCCTAGAGATTGATGAGGCACCAGAGACGATCCAGGACCTGGCCAAGGCCAAATCCTGGCGTATTCATGGGCGAGAGAAGATTCCACCTACCGTACTCGTCAACCCAACCCAGCATTTCGACAGTGGGTATGGCGACTCATCAGTGCCGGAGCGGAAGTGATGGAATACACCGAGCGCGAGCGCAAGCTGCTGCGCGATTGTCTTGAGTATTCTCGTGACCCATCAGGGCTACCGGGCCACGCATTGATGTTGCTGGTCTGCAATATGTTCACCGACCTGCTTACACGGACGGGCATTGTCGTAGCGCCTCTCCCCTACCCCACCTATGCGGAAGGTGACGATGAATGAGACGGCGCAGCTACAAGCCGACACGCGAAGACCGCAGGATATTCGAGAAGGTAGCCGAGACAGGTAACTACAACTACTTTTTCGAGTATTACATGGGCATTGAATTGATGCCCTGGCAGATGTACCTTCACATGAGTCCTGCTGGAGACGCCACTGTTATTGGAGGTGTCGGCAGCGGAAAGACGATATACAAGGCAGTCTCTGAGCTGGGTCATGGGATATTTAGCGCCAAATACAAGTTCATGAACTTGGCCCCTACCGCCTGGCAGTCTCAGTTGATGTTCAACGCGATGGTTGACCACATCAGAGACAACCCGATGGAGCGGTTCCTGGCCCGGGATCCTGTGGAAAGGCCGTGGCCGCGCATCGAATTAACAACTGGCTCCTCAATGGAGTTTCGCTCGGCCTCCGACATCCGACTCATTCAGGGATGGGAGGGCGACAGCCTGAACGGGGACGAGTTCGGGATACTGGCCGATGGCGATGAGGTCATCAGCGGCATGGCTTCCCGATTGCGCGGGCGCGTTTCGGTAGGCGGGCACACCCGCTTCCGGCGCGGTCGGCTAGAAGTCATGACCATGCCCTACATGGTGCAGTGGCTCTGGACGCGGTACGATGCTGCTAAGCGAGAGCAAGACTTCCAGGAGCGCCACAACCTCGCCATCGCTAAGGGCCAGCCACTGCACCTACTGGCAGCTGAGGATATGGTCGCTATGACCGTTGCCTCAGCAAGCAACGTCGGCCTGAGCGAGAAGGACATTGCCCGGATGCGCCGGCGCATCTCCGACCACCTGGTGGACATCCAGATGGGCGGCGCACGACCGATGGGCCTGGGCGAGCACTTTTCCATGAACATGATGCGCTTGTACGAAGACTGGGGCATGAACGCGCTCATGGAGGAGGCGATCAGGGAGAAGTGGAAAGGGTACGACGAGATCGTCGTGCCGTCCATTGGCCCCATCACCTGGCGTATCCCGCGCCAGAAAGACCATCTCTACATGGTGGTGGGAGACCCTGGGAGCCTGGACCCGCCGCGCCGCAACTCGCCAATAGTGGCTGTGTGGGACGTGACGGACTTCCCGCGAGGCCCAGCACGGATGGTGTGCTTCAGGTGGATATTCGGAAGAGGAAGCTACGATCCCTTCCTGCAGGCGTTCTTTGAGGAGTATGTACGCTACCGGCCGCATTGGGCTTTATTCGATGCGACTGGCGTACAGAAAAGCTTTGATGAAATTGTCTTCAGGCAGTGGGGGTTGATGGCTGAGGGAGTTGATTTGTCGGGGATGAAAAAGGCTGCTGGGTTGACCGCTGCGAAAATTCTACTCGGGCGCGGCCTGCTGAAAGGACCGTTTATCTCTGGCGTCCGCCAGCAGCTTACCAGCTACATCCTGCCCGACACCAAGATCGCTCAGGACATTGTGAGCATGTTCACCGTCCTGGGCTACAAGCTGCGAGAGTATCTGGACACAGACGCGGCTGACACAGTTGGGCAAGATGAGGAACCAGAAGTAGCAACCGTCTCCCGCAACGTGCGGAGCGCCCACAGTCGCGCCCGCTCTGGTCGGCGCTCGCCCCGGCAGAGAGCGCGATGAGCACGCTTGGTGTAGAAGATCGGGGGTTATTCTTCTTGCCCAAGGGCGAGAGGCGACCTCGGGTACAGTACCTTTTTCGCGTCCGTATCATTGATGGCTTGCCCCACCTCTGTTTCAAGGATTCGTGGAACAGCAGGCGGGGTCAGTACGCCGAGGTCACAATACCCCTTCATCAGCTGACTGAAAAGGTACACCGACTCATCTGTAGGCAGCACCTGATGACTGAATAGAACTAACCGAATACAGGCAAGCAACTAGCCACGGAAATTTCCGTGGCTTTTTCGTTTTAGGGGACTAATGGCAATCTCTCCTGATTATGCAGACGTAAAACCGATAGACCACGACCCAGGTCGCTACGACACCATCAGCATGGATTGGACTGCCAGGCAGCGACTCTATGCCGGCTACTGGAAATACTGGTCGGGGGCCGTGTTCGACGAGGTGGATGAGCACGCCGTCACACCTAGCGGCAAGAAACCGCAACTCTACCCGCTCGAGCTGAACCTGGTGGAGATGGCTTGTATGCTGCACGCATCAGGATTGGTTGGGGATACGTCCAATCGCGATACACCACTAGAGGTCTCAGCCAAGCCACGTAAGGACAGGGGCGGGAAAGAGGTGGCCGACCACGCTTCGACCGTCCTCTCTGATTTTTATGAGATGAGTGGCCTAGAGAGCATTATTGATGAGCAGGCTCTCCAGACTATGGTCTTTGGTGGCAGTGTGTGGGCCACTCGGTTCGAGCCCGAAGCCGAGATGAAAGTCCGGCTGGAGAAGATATGGCCGGAGTTCTTCTTCCCGGTCTGTCACCCAGGCGATATGGATAGGCTCCTGGAGGTCTTTATCTCGCGTGAGGTAGACGTAGCTCAGGCTGAGGCAGCCTATAAGGTGAAGGTGGACTCGGACAAGAGCCACAGGGTCCATGTTGTCGAGCGGTGGACTGAGAAGAAATACGAAGTCAAGGTCGGCGACAAGACGGCCAGGTACTCGGACGGCCAGCCGATGGCCGGCAAGAACCCGTTTGGCATTGTTCCCTTCGAGTACCTGCCTAGATTCCGCACTGGTGGGTACTATGGCGAGAGCCAGGTAAAAAACTTGATGGGCCTTCAGGATGAGATCAACGCACGGATGGCTGACCTGGGCGACGCCATCAGTGAGGGCGTCCATCGGACCAAATGGATACGCAACCGCCCAAAGGGTGCGCGAGGGCTGCGGCTGGACCCCTACGGCTTCCTCGATTTGGGGATGCCGGCTGGCAACCACCCCCCTCCTGAGGTAGGGGCCATTCCACCGCCTGACATACCAGCCAACTCACTGGAGCTGACAAACAAGCTCATCGAGCTATTTCGTCAAATAGCGCATACGCCGCCAGTGGCGTATGGAATGGATGAGGGGTCACAGAGGTCGGCGCTGACGTTGACCTTCCGGATGTTCCCGTTTATTGCGATGATCGAACGCTATCGGCGTAACTGGGCCGGTGGTTTCAAGCGCATCTCCAAGAAGGCGCTGCGGATCATGCGAGTGAAGGGCCTGCACGGGATCACTGAGCAGCACGAGCGCCAATTGCTGCAGGTGTCGTGGGCACCAGCCATCCCACGTGACCGTGAACAGCTCGTCAATGAGATGGTGCTGCTGCTCAACTCGGCCCTCCGCTCGCCTGAGACAGCGTTACAGAAGCTGGGCGACATTCCTGATGAGGAGATCGGGCCGGAGATCGAGCGCATCAAGGAGTACCTAGAGTGGAAGGCATCACTGGGGCAGGAGTTCGGCCCGCCAGAGGCAGAGGAGATCGCGCCAATGGATCAGCCAGAGGCGAGGGTGGAGATGTAAAATGAACTATGTGGTTTTAGCGATGGAGTTGACCACAAACTGGCGGGATGCCGACGATCCCTGGCTTGAAGTTGGTGAGACGATCACGGACTACACAGTGACAAACAAGATTGTCACGTCGCTGGGCCGGACGGACGAGCGATCCATCTACATCCTGTGCAAAGAACGATAGCTTCTGACCCTGCAAGGTCGGAGTAGTAATCGAAAATAAACCAACAGTCCTGGCCCCGTACCTCTTTTGTAGGGGGCCAGACGAAAGGAAGAATCATGACCGAATCAACATCAACCACGCCACCGACCGGAGTACCCGCGCCGACGCCTGCGCCAGCGCCTACTCTGCCATCTGTGGACTGGAAAACACTGGCCAAGGACTATGAGGCCAGATTCAAGAGTCTGCAAGCGAGCACACAGCAGGCTGTCGAAGGCCATCGGACTGAGGTCGTGGGTCTGTCGAGTCAAATCACAGACCTGACCAGAGAGCGGGACGGGTTCAACGCGCAGCTAACGACGCTGCAAGGGGAACACGGCCAGCTCGCGTCAGAGTTCGAGGCTGCCACAGCCGCAACGGGCCTGCAAGCAGCAGAGTTAGCAAAACTTCAATTGATTGGGGCAGAGGCCCCCCACCTGGCCGCCTATGCGGGCTTTGTCTCGCATGTCGGCCCTGACGGGGCACCACTGGACGCGGATGGGATCAAGGCCAATATTGAGGCCCTGAACCAGATTCGCGCAGCAGATTTACAGGCATCGCAGGCTACCTTCCGCGAGGGCTACGTCCCTCCTGGCGCTCCTGTCGGGACACAGGACACGCTGCCATCACGGGAGCATGTGGCCAAGATGCTAGACGAGACTGCCGGTGTGCCTGGTAAGGCCGACGAGTACGTCAAGTGGCTGAAAGTGTGGGGCACCCTCCCCCCTGAGTAATGAGGAGGTTTTACGATGTCGTTCGACACTTACTATCCCGATAACCCATGGACCGGAATTGATCGTAACCAAAGGGACATCTACTGGCCACAGTTGCTGGAGACGTTCCGTGTGCGCTCGGTGTGGCGTCCGTTCGTCCGCTATGCGTTCGACATGGCCGCAGTCAACACAGGGACCGTTTATTTTGACGAGGTTTTCGACGCCGAGCCGGACACCACGCCAAAAGGCAACCGCACGATCTGGCTGGCGTCCCAGCACCTGGACTCCAGGCGGGTCACGCTTTCCATGGAGCATCATGCTGGAAAACTGGCGTACAACAAGTCGATGTCAGGCTTGCCCGCGCAGCAATGTGCGGTGGCTGCATAGAGCAGCAAGTGGGTGGAATGCTGGAACACCCTGAAGGCTCAGGAGCTACAACGTGACTGGAAACGGTGAGCGTGAAGGCTTGAAAATCCTGAGTTATAGGGCAATCAGCAGGCGAGCTTCTAAACCGAGAGGCAAGAGGAAGCCCCAGAGACTACCGGAGTACCGGCAAGAGTACCCACCGTCCCTCTGGGACGAAGATATAGTCCGAGCTCATGGGAGACCATGAGAGCTAGGCAGAAATGACCTAGCCCTGTACATTAAAAGCTCTAATATCCTTGATACGCTCAACAAAGGTGATGGCGTGGGCTTGCTGCTCTGGGGTCATGTGAAAGGGAATAGACTGCCGCCAGCGGATATACTCCAAGGCGATGACCGCCTCCTTCTGCTTTTTGGAAGGGGTGACAGCAGACACTAGGTTTTCAAGAACAGCCGCACACTTATCCAGCCCACAGAGCCGCCACTGTCTGACAGGATTCCCCCTCTTGGGATGGACGATTGCCAGATAGCCACCCAACTTGCGGAAGATGTCTTGAAGCAACTCAGCGTTATCCGATCTCTGGGAGATACAGAGTTGCAAGCTGGGGTTAGAGTACTTGGCTTTCTTACTGTAGTTCAGGGCAATATGCCCATCGCCAACAAAGAACCCTCTGAACTCTATGAGCCACTCCTTACTGGGATACTCGGTTGGCTGAGCCTGAGGGACACGGGGATGTCTAGCGCGATTATGCTTCTTGTACGAGCAACCGCGACAGGTTTTGGAGCGAGCGTCCTTCACCCCACCACAGTCCTTCACCCCACCACAGATAGGGCAAACATCTTTCTTGTGTTGCTCACCTGTGGCGCGGTAGCACCTTCGGCAGACCTTTGAGCGAGCGTTCATCTCTCCCCCACATATGGGGCATGGGATAACAGTGTAAGTCATAGTACCTCCTGGGGATATTATAGCATGCTTTTGTACAGAGTAACAAGTTGTTGACAAGCTGATCACTTTCTGGAAACAGAACGGTGGTGACCTGACCAAGCTTGTTCGGGGCGCACTGGGCCAGCTTATGGTCGATCACCTGGACATCCTGGTCCGCAACGCTTTCGTTGATGCGCCCTTTGCTCTTTATCGAGGCACTGCGTCCGATATGGCCGGGCTGGGCGCCAGCGACGTGTACGACCCAAGCGACGGCCAGAAGGTCTGGAAGTACATGGCGAACAGGAATGTTCCATTCGCCAACGACCCGACCGGCGTTGGGGGTGCCACCCTGTTGGCTATCTCTACGCCGACTGTCATCTTTGACATCCAAAACCACGAAAATGACTCTCTGTGGAAATCTGTCATAGAGTACAGTCAGCCGGAAAAGGCTCTGCGCTATGAGGTCGGCGCGTGGACTGGAGTGCGCTACCTCCAGACCGTGCGCAACGTTCTGTTCAACTGTGGAACCATCACCGCGCAGACCCAGTTGGCGGTGGCCATCACCCCTGGGGACGGAGCGGCTGCGACTGTGGACAGCGTGTACACGGTCGGTCAGGCCAGTGGCGTCACTAGGTACGCGACTGTGGATGACGTGACCGGTTTCAGCATTGGTGACATCCTGACCATCCACAAGACGCGCACCAACTCCTATGGTGTCACCAATGGCGTTGATCCAACTGAGGGGACGATGAGGCACCGGCGCGTCATCAGTCTTGACACCGACAACAACCGGATCGCCTTCGACAAGCCCTTCCTGGACGACTTTGACATTGACGACTACGTGACCCTGGGCCGGGACATCCAAATGACGGCGTTCGTGGCCGGGCCTGCTATCGCGGCTGGAATCGGCCAAGCGCCACAAGTGTACGCCCTTGATCCCATTGATGACCTGCAGGCAACCTACAGGTTCACATGGGATGCGTACTTGAAATATCAGTTGTACCGTGTGGAGTATGGTGAGGTCGTCTACTCTGCCGGCACCGGCCACAACGAGTGGCAGGACTAGAGACTATGCCGTTTAGCACCAGGGCATGGGGGGAGGTGCGGGCTGAAATCCGCACTTTCCTCCAGGACGAAGATGAGCGCACCTGGACCGATACGGAACTGCTGCAGTACTTTAACTGGGGCCAGGAGGACTTTGCGACCTACGTACCGGCTCGCAAGGCCATTACCTTTCCCAGTTCTGAGACACAGCCGTTCCTCCCGGATGACTTTTACGTGCCGCACGTGGTCGAGTTCCCTGACGGAGTGCTCATAGAGGAGATCAAGCTCACGCCTGGCACCAGGCTCTACTCGGGCGGGATCAGTGAAGTTAGCACCACGTCCTACCCTGTAGCTTGGTTTCGGGATGACGAATACATCTATCTCCTGAATGAACCGAGCGGCGACTGGCGGCTGCACTACTATGCCTACTATCCCAAAGCAGAAGGGGATGATTCTCTCATCTCTCTGCCTCGATGGGCTTTCCAGGCACTGACTATGTTTGTTGCATCATCTGCCATGAGTAGGAAAAGTGTAAATGCAGCGCAGCTCGACCAGTGGGACACCTCATTGGACAGCGGCAAGCCGACCGACAATCCACTGGCGCAGGAGGCCAAGAGGTTGATGAATAGCTACCTGTCTATCGTCTATCGCCACCTGAATGACATAGATGATAGCGTTGCCACCTGGCGACCGGCACAGAGGAGGCGCTAGTGGCAAAGCAGTTCATCACATCGATGATCAACGAGAAGCTGGCCGAGATAGCAGAGGAAGCCGCAGAAGCGGACGTGATCCAGCACACTGGAATCGCTGACGGCTGGTTTGTCAAACGCGGGCCGCTGCAACGCGACCCGCAGGCAGCCGGCGTCAACATCATGGTCACGTCCAACGATCCAGAGAAACCGTCGAGCTGGGCTCACGAAAAGCTCAAGCGCACCGAGTTGCTGGGAGGGGGTCATGGTTCTACTTACAACCGCATGGCCCTGGGCTTCCAGGAGATCGGCAGCAAGGGCCACGGCTGGGCCAGGCGGCACACTGTCAGGCTAACCATCTTCCTGGGACGCACTGGGCTGGATCTGACGGAGCGCGAGGAGACGGCGGAGCTTGTGTTAGGCGCCGTCGAATATGCGCTCCTGACGGACACTCGGTTGGTCGGGCTAGAGGATGACTTTGGTGAGAAGGTGCTGGGTGACTTTGCTGTACTCACCAAGTCCAGGCTTGGGGGTGGCGGTGAGAGTGGTATCTTTCGAGGGAAGCTGTGGGTGCAGATTTTCACCTTTCGAGAGCTGTAAAAGTCAGGCAACCACGGGTGATCGCGCTCTTTGGCGGTGAGGCACCCAATGCGCCGGAGAAGGTGCGCATCACAGTGCCTTACATCCGCTGTCGCGAGATGGGATACATGTTCGATTGGGCACGGCACCAGGATATGAAGGAGCTGGCTCAGACGGGCTACCCACTGGCGCTGTACCAGGCGTTCGTCATGCCCAGGGCTGTGGATGTGGACGGCAAGACGGTGAAGCTCGTCAAAGACCTGCAGCGCGCCTGCCGCAAAGTGATCTATGAGGTGGACGACGACTACACCAATCACCATCGACAGGTGATGGTAGAGGGCGGCGATGCAATGGCCGTGATGACCGTATGCGATGCGGTTACGGCCAGCACGCCGTACCTGGCCGAGAAGATGAGGCGGTACAACCCAAACGTCTACGTCGTGCCGAACTGTATCAATGTGGATGCCTGGCGCGAAGCCAAGGATGTACGTCATGTGCAGGGCTTGACGATAGGCATAACCGGGACAGCTTCTCACTATGATGACTGGGGTGTTGTCTCTAAGCCACTGGCAGAGGTCTTGGCTGAGTTTGATCATGTTCACGTCGTCTTTATCGGCTACAAACCCCAATACTTTGAGCACCTTGGCCGAGTGGAGCATATCCCCTTCTTGGCTTTTGAGAAATACCCTGGGGGGGTGAGGCAGATAGACATCGGCCTGGCTCCGCTGAACGAAAAGGATGAGTTCAACCTGTCCAAGTCGGCTATTAAGGTGTTGGAATACTGGGCGTCCTATCGTAAGTATCAGGAAGGCGGGTCGGGCGGGATCGCCGCCATCGCCTCAGATATGCCGGTTTACCAACGAGTAGTACAGCATGAGAAAACCGGCTTGCTGGTAGAGAACAGCGAAGACGCCTGGTACAAAGCAATACGGCGACTGGTGCTAGATGGTGACCTGCGGCGGCGACTGGGTATCAATGGTCACCGCCGGGTCAAACGGCATAGGAATATCAAGACAAAAGCAGTCGAGTGGGTGAAAGCCTACCGATCTATCATAGGAGGTAACAATCATGGGTAACACTGTACTGGCCCAAACCGGCATTGTGGGCTTTGGCCCACAGACTGCCAAGGAAGCAATCGCAACGACCTTCTATCGCTACAAAGCGATGAGGGCAGCTTTGGGGGCCGTTGAGGACAACCGCACGGCCCAACTGGAAATCGGAGGGGTCCCCTACCCCACCGGCGCTTACAAAGCTGGCGCGTTCTTTGGGGGCGAGGCTGTGTTGCAGCCTCGACTGGAGGGCGACATTGGCTGGCTGCTGTATGCAGCCTGCGGAGATGTTTCTACTACCGCTGACTGCCCTGAAGCTGGTCTTTACACTCACATCTTCCGCCCCGACTCGACCGCCACCAGTGCCATCAAGTGGCTGTCGGCTCGCTTGATGACGCCGGGGGCAACCAGCGGCGATAACCTGGGCTCCATTGGCCTGGACTGTCGTATCCCGCAGTTGAGGTTGGTCGTGCCACAAAACGATGTGGTGACGGCGATGTTG